CCCAGCGCAGCCGTGATACCGGCACCCCCTACCGGAAAAGTCGGCAGCTCGACTGGACCAGCAGGCTGCCTCTCCCGCGCAGCCGCCAGCCCCTCGCGACCCTCGGTCAGCGCGGCTGCTTGGATGATCGGCAGCGTATTTTGCAACGTCTGCCGGTAGTTGTTGAGGCGGGTGAATGCCTCGGCGGACGGCCACTTGGCCGCCTGGACCGGGCTGATGGCCTGGTTGAGCTTCAGTATCTCCTGGTTGGCCTTGATCACCTGGCGGCCGAAGGTGTCAGACGAGATGGCCCCGCGCCTCAGGGCGTCCTCCAGCATGTTGATGCGCTCGGCATACTTTTCGGCCGGGGTCATCACTTCCTCGAACAGCTTGGCCCCGGTCAGGCGCGCCTGCACGTCGGCCATCTGCGCCATTGCCCGCCCCAAGTCGGTCGTGCTGTCAGCCGCCATGGCCATCGCTCTCGCCATTGCCTGTGTCGCCGTCTCGCCGGGCCGCATCGTGGCGAAGGCGTACTTCTGGATCTCGGCCATGCGGGCGCTCTCGTCAGCCAGCATGCCGATGCGACCGGCCTGGCCGCCGAGGTCCCTGATCTGGTCGTAAATCGGCTTGAGGGCCAGCTGGTCCTGAGCAGCTGCAACTCGTCCCAGTTCCTCTGCCAGCACACGCTCAGCCCGCGCGGACGCCTGGGCAACGGTCTCGCCGGCCTGCCGCTGGGTGTTGACGAATCCCTGGATCAGCTTCAGCCGCTCCATCGCCGCCGCGCCGAGATTCATGCCCTGAACTTCCTGCTCCATCGACCGGGCCTTCTCCAGGGCGGGCTTGCGGGCCAGCTGTTCCTGCATGGCTGCCCGGCTGCGCATTATCTCGGTCAGCTTCTCCTCGGCCTCGGCGACCGAAATTCCCCGGTTGCGGGCGAACTCCAGCACCGTCGCGTAGTTGGCGGCAGCGTCGGAGCCGGCCTGGAACTCCATCTGCAGCTTGTCCAGAGACGCACCGATCTTGACGTTTTCCTCGTACAGCTTGCCCATCGCGATCCGTTCCTGCAGCTGGGCGTATGCCGCCAGCTGCGGTCCGAGCCGGGCCAGCGCCTCGGACAGAGACAGATTGTTCTCGAACATGAAGCGCTGGACCATCCCGAAGCGCTTGCCTGCGTCCTCGGCCATGCCTATCCGCTGAGCCTCCTCGCCCAGCTTGCGCAGCTCGTCACCGACTATCTTCTGCTGGCTGATCCTCGTCAGGCTGTCCCTCATCTGCTCCAGCCTCGGTGCCAGGATATTTAGCGCCTCGGTCATGCTGATGTTGGCGGCGGCCGCGTACTTCTGCGCCTCCTCGTAAGCCTTGGAGGCGGTGGTCCCCATGCCCAGCCGGGCAACCTGCTGCTCCAGCTTCCGGTTCTCCTCGTCGAGGGCTCCACCGGCCCTCGTGGTCGCTACCTCCCTCTGCATGGCCTGCATCTGCGGGTCCTGCTGGAGCTGGCGGAACAGCTCGGTGCGGGTGCGCACGTCGCTCCGTATGCGCGCCATCCAGTCACCGGACCCACTCTGCATCGCGACCTGCATGGACCTGCCTATTGCCTGCTCTATGGGGTTGTTTCCTGAACTCCCAGCTTGGATGGCCCTGAGCTGCCATGCCGTGAAGTCCTTCAGCTCGTCCGTCATGGCCTTGACGCTCATGTCGCTGATGGCCTTTTCGGCGGATTCCCCACCTTTGACCATTGCCGTGAAAGCGTTTGCAGCCGCCTCTCGATTGCGATTGAGCCACTTTTCCAGCTTGTTAAGTGTCTCGATCAAGACGCCGACCGCCATCCCGGCCATCATGCCCTGCATCCTGGTCATCCCCAGCATCGGCCCCACGGACGCCCCGGCGAACATGGCGGCGTGCCCCATCATCCTCAGCCCTTGTTCGGCGTTCTGGATGTCCGGTATCCGCATCGCCAGGTGGGCCATGCGGAACATGCCGCGCATCTGCAGGTTTGCCCCGCCCACCGCGTTCCCCAGCCTGTTCGCATCCGCGGCCATGTTGCGCATGCCGGACCCACCGCCATCGCTCATCACCGCCTTCATGCGGTTCATCTCGGATTCCACCGTGCGGACCATCTGGCGGGTCCGCTCCTCGGACTGCTTGAAGGCGGCGGCCATCTGGGCGTTGTCTGCCCGGAGGTAGGTCACCAGCGTTTCCAGTTCGACTTCGTTAGCCATGCTGCCTCGCCGTGATGGTGCGAGAGTGCCCGCAGAGCGGACACTCGTACGTGAAGGTCAACGTCTCCCCGTGCCGGACGAGCCCTACTTCCTTGCCGCAGCTCCCACACTCGGTCCGGTAGAACTTCCCGCCGATGTGGTCGTGGGTGCGGATGCTTCGGCCACCGGCTTGCCGACCAGCGCCGTGCGGTCCTTCGGGCCGGTGAACACCATCGACTCGCGCATCGCCTTCCCGACCAGGCCCGCACGGGCCATGACCGCCATCTTCGCGTAGCTCGTCTGCCATCGCTTCCACACATCCTTCGGCGCGTGCCAGTTGCGCCACGTCTTGCCGGGTGGCTCGGCTTCCTTGAACTCGATGGGGCTCAGCAGCTCCTTGGCGGGCTTCTTCAACCAGCTGCCCGACGCCGCGAAGGCGACCCGCATCAGGTACCAGTCGGTCCGGGAGGGCCGCCGCAGGTCCGGCCCGTCGAGCCAGGCCAGGAACGCCTGGTGCTGCCGTATCGTCATCGGCCCCGGCCAGCCCAGGTACTCGTGCAGCTTCTGGCCGACCTCCCTCGCTACGCGGAAGGCTCCGTCGTAGCGGACGGCGAGTTTTTTGCCGCGTCCTTGCCGTTGAGTTCAAACAGTCGCTTCTGCAGCCGCTCGATCTCCTTGGTCAGCCCGTCGACGGTGTCCAGGTTGCGCAGCGTCGGGCACAGGTCGACCACCATCTCGTTGAGCTTGAACACGATTTCCGACGGCCAGCCCCCGACGTCATCGTCACCTACAGCTTCACCGCAGACGGCCTCACCGTTCTGGCCGACGTTCTTGAACATGCACAGGGTCAGCGTCAGCCTGTTGGCGTCGAGCTGCGTGAATTCTTCCTTGAATCCGGTCCACCGGCCGTCCTCGTTGTACAGGCTGTTGCGGCGGATGACCGACAGGCGCTTCATCTCGTTGTCGTAGGACAGCTCGCGCAGGACATAGCGCTGCCCACCGACCCTGACGGGCCGGACGGCGACGTCGGCGTCGCCCAGGTCGATTTCTTCCAGGTGCTGCATTGTCGTGCTCCTGTAAATGGAAAAGAAAAACCTCCGGGGCATACCACTCCCCGGAGGCGGGTTGGCTTACGTGCCGGCCGCGGACGCGAAGGCTGGGCCTGCCTCGACTGCACCGATGTAGTCGTAGTTGGTCGAGACGAAGGTGATCGTCGCCATCGGGAACTCACCCTCCTTCATCGGGCGCGGGGCGAACTTGCGGAAGCCGCCGAAGTGGCAGAAGGTCGAGTTGTCCGGCAGGTGATAGGTGATGGTCATCGGGAAGTTGAGGTCCGCGATGATGTAGGTGTACACGTCCGGGTCCCAGCCGGCTTCGGTCTCGGTCTCGCCGACGTCGATCAGCGTCCTGAACGCGAAGGTGTGCCACTTCGTGTTCAGCATCGTCGAGGTCTTGATGCGTTCCCCGCCGTCGAGCGGCGGCAGGCCGACCGTCTCTTCCCAGAACTGGACGGCGGTGTTGTTCGAGCAGACCACCGTGGTCTTGAAGCCGTCCGGCAGCTTGTAGCCGGTCGGGATGGTGCGGCTGCTCGGCGTGGGGGCGCCGTTCTGGATGCTGCCAAAGCGGTTCTGCACCCGCATGGCGTTCTGGACCGCCCACATCTCCCTGATCTTGGCGGCCCCCCGGCTGCCCTTGAAGCTGTCCTCCCAGATGTCCAGCATCCGGTGCAGCCGGGCGGCCTCGTCGCGGGCCGTCGCCTTGCCCGTCAGGACGGTGCCCGTCCGCTCGTTGGGGTCGTCATGCATGCGCCCGGCGACCTGGGCGTTGAACTGTTCGATAAAAGCGTTCATCGTGCTCCCTTTCATTTCTGGCCGGGAAGGGTTCATGCCAGTTGCTTCAGTACGATCATCGCGTTGAGGGTGAACAGCTCCCGCTTGCTCTGCGGGTTGTCGTAGCCCAGCGGGATGACCGGCCCGATGTTGTTGATACAGTGGATCAGGTACGTGTGCCCGGACGGCTGGGCTGAGCCGGGCAGCGTCAGCTGGTTCGCGTAGACGGTCTTGGCCAGGAAGGCGCGCATGGCGTTCAGCTTGGCCCAGCCTGTCGGGTGGTCGCCGCTGCGGACGCGGACCTGGAACCCATGATGATACCAGACTTCCCCGTCGATCATGGACCGCCCGTGCGACCGCCCGACCGTGTCCTTCACCGTGATGCAGCTGTCCGGCTGGTCCGGCTCCTTGGTCACGAAGGCGGGCCAGGTCGGAGCAGGCAGGTCCGCCGGGGTCGTCACCGTCGGGTCGGTCGCCTGCCCCAGCGCGATCAGCAGGTAGCTGAGCACGTCGGCGGGCGAGTTGTCGAAGGACATCAGGTCGTTCATTGCTCTTTTGCCCGCTCCTCAAGGTCCTGGTCGGTGGTCATGGGAGCCCGCGGGTTGAGACGCTCGGCCCAGTCGCGCTTGTCGGCCTTGGCCGGCCCCTCCGGCTCGACGGCCTTGCGGGACCGTGGCCGCAGCTCCTCAGCAGGCCGTCCTGGCCTGGCGATCCTCGTGCGGTAGACTATCCCGTGGGCCCGCGCTTCCTCTTCGGTCGCGTGAACCACCCCGTCCTCGGAGACGTATTCCACGTTCGTCGGCATGTCACACCTTCCTCAGTTGTTTTTCGAGGCGCTGTTTCTGTACCTTGTCATGCGCTGTTTGACGCTTGGCCTCGCCCCTGGACTGGGCTTCAGACGCCAGGGCATCGAGGTCCTCCGCAAACCCGGTGAAGGCGCTGGCCCGGAGCGCCCCGGTGTCCACCGGTACCAGCTGCTGGCTCTCCCGCTGCAAGTGGAACCCGGCCTTCAGCAGGCAATCCTCCAGGTCCATCCCTTGCCTCATCCCGTCGTTGATCTCCTGCCGCAGCACCGGGGCCAAGTTCCTGAGAGGCTCCTCCAGGAACTTCGCCTGGCCGACTTCGTGGTGGGCTTCCAGATTCTCATGAACGTATATCGCATATGCCTGGCTGTACCCGACCACCACGGCCCTCGGCTTCTTCCTGGCCTTGTCGGCCAGCGCCCTCAGCTTGGCGTACAGCCTCTCGACGTTCTGGATGCTCGCCATCTTCCTTCCTACTTCGTCGGCTGGTTCGTATACCGCATCATCCCCAGCTGCCGCATCGAGTACCGCCCCTTGATGTCTGGCGTCTTGTCGTAGGTCTTGACCTCCATCACCCTCAAGTCTGGCGGAACCGGGGCGATGATTGCCGCGTTGTAGGCTGCCAGCGTGCCCAGCCACATCCGGCTCTGGACCGGGATGTCCGTGAGCAGCTCCCCCTGGGGGGTCATCTGGGGGATGGGCACGCTGGCA